CAGAATTGAATCTCTAGGTGTACTCCTTAAGGGAGAACCTGGAACTTTTAAATCTGTTATGATGTATCGTTTAGCTCGTGCCGTGGCTATGATAACTGTTCCTGAAGAATGGAGAGAAGATTTTGATCTTAATCCTGAACAATTTATTTACAGTAAGCCTATAGACAAGTTTTTCGATGGCTACACCAACAAAGCATTTGTTTGTTTGCTTGATGATTTTGGACAAGCCCGTGATGGGCCTAGTGAACCAGATTCTGAAGCTATGAATGTGATCAGAATGATTAATACTGCTGAATATGTTTTGCCTATGGCTAATGTTGACGCAAAAAACAATACTTATTTTCGTTCCCCTTTTGTGATGATGACCACGAATCTTTCTAATGTTCATACTCAAGTTAATTCTATCAATCATACTGGTTCTTTGGAACGAAGATTCAATTTTGAAATCAGAGTCACAGTCGCCAAGCGTTATTGCTCGAAGGATGGGAAATTAGACAGAAGTCTTTTACCCAGACTTCCTATGGATGAGTCTGAACACGCTCCAACAGGTACCGCAGTTCCTAATGATTTTTGGAATATTGAACTTGTTACAAGAAATGACATAAATGAGACTCAATCTCAATATGTATCTTTTGTTAAACTTGTTGAATTAATTGTCAAAGCTCATCATGAACGAATCTGTAATTATTATGTCAATAGACAATCCGAAGTTCTTGCTATGAAAGAATTGCAAGCTTCTTTGTCTGATATGTTCCCCACCAGAGATTCTTTTTCCAAGAGTCTCTTTAAAACTTATGCACCCCAAAGTGGTTTACCTGGTTCTTATAGTTTGACACAGTCTGAAAAGAAAGCTGATTTTATTGAAAATTATCAGTCTTGGTCTCGAGAAGAGAAAGACAAGTTTATGAAACTTTATTTTGAATTGTGTTACTCTTTTAAATATCCTATGGACATTTTTGAAGCTGGCTATGAAGGTATTGCAAAACATTTCCTTTATGTCGGTGAAACAGATCGTATTGAACTTTTAGATTCAATGGAAACAGGTATTGAAACTTTTGTGAACAGATTGATTGTGTCTTATGGAAATAGACTAAGAGTTGATTTACACCCTTTCAAGAGTGAACATCTCGGTTTTAAACCCAAAGAAGATAAATCAACGATCCTTGGAAATATACAAAATTCCTTTGGTGATGCCATGGACTTTGTACAACGCCACAAGCTTATTATAGCAATTGGTGGCGGTATTTTTATCGGATCACTTTTCTTTGCCACTGGACTTGTTAATGGTTTTCTTCCTGGAAAAGATGAAATCACATCACAATCTGCTGACGTTTCTCGTGATAGAGCTAAAGTCGGGAGACCTGTAAAGACCCTTGCCAAAGGTGCTCACAAGATTTCAATCAGACCACAAGCACCCAAATTGGATCCCAAAATCAAGATCCCTGTTGATTTAACCGTTTCTGGGAAAACTTACACTGGATTTTTAGACCCCAAGGGTCATGATGTCCTTGAAAAGATTTTGAAGAAATATCTATTCATCATGTACTTGATTAGACAGTGTCCTGATGGGAGTTTGGATGTTGTGAGACTCGGACATGTTACCAATGTTAAAGGTAGAATTTTTATGATGCCTATGCACTTTGCCTATCAATTAGATGGAGTTCACAAATCTGAAGAATATCTTGGTGCCAATCTTGTTTTTACCACTGTTAGTGGTTCGACGACTTACAGTTGTAGTTTAGAAGACATGATGCGCACCTTTTCTTACTCAACTTGTTCTGCTGAAAAAGATTTTTCATTATTTAGTCTTGAATCCGCACATGCTACCAGTACTGGAGCACTAAGTTTCTTTCTTAAAACTGGTGATCTAGTCAAGATGCAGAGACTCTCTTCTTTCAATTCATGTGTTCTTGGTACTTATAGAACACAAGAAGGAGTCCAGCATGTTAGAAGTGAGCGAGTTAAATCCTCATTTCTTGAAAGCGTTAGAGTCAAGTCAAATTGGAATCTTGCCCCAGGAGAATCAGCAGCTTATGAAGTCAACGATGTTATAACATACAATAGTAACCTCTATGCTGGTGGTGATTGTGGATCAATTAATGTTGTTCTAGGACATGATTTTGAGAATCC